ACTTCCGTACCCATAGTCACATGCCCTAAACTTAACCCAATTATTAGGTATATTAAAAGGTTCAATAACATGTACGTCACGATTAAACTCCGTAAACGCTGCTCCTTCTTTGATATCCCAATCCCCATCAAGTAGTTGTCTTCTTTGTTGTTCAGGTAAGGAGAGAAGCATTGCTTCATAATCTCCTTGTTCAGAGAGATATGGATTGTCAGTAAGTCTAGCAGGTATAAACCTGCGTTTGAACAAAGCTTGACCTGCTTTTTTATGACCTGCAGGGTATCGTAATGTTTCTCCTGTTTCAATATCTTTTGCCTCAAATGATTCTCCTGCAGGTGCAGGGTCAATAAACATTTTTTTAACCCAGTGATGACCCCTGCCTCCGGGGTTTGTTGTTGCTCTCATGTACACTGGTAAGTCTGGTGATGTGCTTCTTAAACGTGACCTCATGTAATCCCAAGCAAAAGGTGTAGACCATTGTGTAAGTTCGTCAAACCCTATCCAACTAAATGCAAGTCCTTGATATCTTAATACGTCATCGTCTCTGTCAAGATAAGATAGCCACAGTCTTGCACCTGACGGAGCTACCCATTGCATTTTTCTTTCAGACCACTTTATTCCTTTCCAGATTTTTGGGTATAGTTCTTGAGATTTGAATATAAGTTCACGTAACTCCTCCGTAGTGTGACGTAAAAGCAACCCACTAAAATGAGGGTGACCCATATATCTAAGTGGGTCTGAAAGCATAGCATAAGATTTTCCACCACCTGCACTACCTCCATATAAAACTTCTCTTTCACTCGCAGCTAGAAAGTCTGTTTGAGGACCTTCATTAGGTTTGAAAACAACATTGTAAGTTTCTTCAACAGGTGATTGAGTACTAATACTAATGGACTGTTTTGTTTTCTTGGGTTGCACCTGTTCTTTCGGCTTCGATTTTCTTCGCTTTGGCGATAGCCTTTTCTGCATACTCTGCCCACTTGCGAATGCTTCTAGCTTGGTTCTTACGTCTTTTTTCATTCTGTATTCGTTTCCTTAAACCTACGTGAGAAATGTATCGTCCTGTTTGTGTTGTCAGCCAGTTTGCTACTTCACGAAATGAGTACTGCTTAACATAATCTTTTGCCATTTCAAGTTTATCAAGTTCATTTATAACAGGCTGTAATAGTTCAGGGTCTTTTTCGTCAACTACATAACCAAAAGGTATTTGCCTTGCTATTCGAGGTATGGGTATCCATTCTTTATCTTCTTTTATATCTACTGGTTGTGGTAGTTCCCAACCTCCTAAACTTCTATTCGTCATCTTCTTTTGCCTTTGGTGGCATAAGCATTACTCCACCTGAAGTTTCAACCTGCACCTTTTCTGTTTTAATCAAACCTGTTCGGTCTAATAGTTCTTTTGCTGCTGACATCTTGTCTCTAATCCCAAGTTCTGTTGGGTCTAACAGTCCACCTGCTAACGCAACTGCAGCTTTTGGAGCATTACGAGCCATATAAGACTGTGTTGCTTCCATTATTTCTTCTTTCAAACCATTTACTATTTCTGTTGTAGAACTTCCCTCTGCGTAACCTGCTAGTTTTTTTGCCATCACAACGTCTCCTGCAGCTCCGTCAAATAAGACCTGCATAAACTTTTGTTGTTTTTCTGTTAATTGTCTAGCCATTATGTTTGTTCTCCTATATTAAATCTTTGACACATAGGTTGAGTATATTGAAAAGCAGGTAAAATATCTAACATCTTTGCTGCGTTTGCAGCTACATGATAACACTGCTCTCTTGTGTTTGGTTTAACGTCACTATTTGAAATAATTACACAAGAGTCTGCAAACATCGTAGTGCAAGTAATTACCATTGCTATCCACATATTATATACCACTCAATTCAAAATGTGGTCCGTCAATAAAAGGTC